GTCAGCCAATGTCCGGTTTCCCAGTTGGCCGCATCGCTCCACGCATCGGTCGCCGCAGGAAATGCGGGATAAGGCCGCGCATCCCAGGTCCACAAATGGATGCCGTCCGGCGCGACCATTCGACCGTCATAGATAGGCGAGATGGAGTTAAGCACGGCTGCCCCGAAGGCAGGATCGAACGCGCCAAGCACCGCTTCGAGGTAGCGCCGCTGAATCAGATCGTCGCGTTTACCGCTGGAAAAATGGGGAAGACCCGCTTCTGACGATTTCGGATCTGGGAACACACTGGGTTGATTGGCGCCGTTATCGACGGCGGGGCAGCCTACCTCGGTGAGCCAGATCGGTTTCGACCTTGGTATCCACGCCGTTGCGTTGGCGAGTTCTGCGCCACCGACACGCTCTCGGTGCGGCTGCGACCAGAAATTCCATAGATCTTTCTGGCGGAACATCCAGGGTTTGCCGAGTCCGTCGGAGATTGTGCTTCTCGTCTGGGCATTCCGTGCGGCGTCGTCGGCGTAAAACCATTCGTAGCCCTCACCGCCCGCAAGATTGCCCGTGAGATATGCCAGACGATACGGATTGTCGGTCAGCGCTCTATCGAGTTGATTGCCCGCGCCGCGCCAGTCGGACAACGGCGCGTAATAGTCGATGCCGATGACATTGATCGAGGGCGAAGCCCACAATGTATCGAGAGGAAAGCGCACTTCATTGGCGGCAGCGTCAACCACATGCGATCCGTATTCAGTCCAGTCGGCACCGTAGGTCACGACAGTACTCGCACCGACGATTGCTTTTACATCGACCGCAAGCGTGGCCAGCGCGTCCACCGCCGGATAGACGCCGGATGCCGAACGGACGCGGGTGAGCGATTTCAATTCTGAACCGATCAGAATGGCATCGACACCACCGGCATTTGCCGCCAGCGAGGCGTAATGCAGAACCATCTCACGATAATTCCACTGGTCGGGGCCACCACTGAAAAAGGTGCTGATCTGCGTTCCCGCACCAGCAGTCCCGTCGGGCGATCCACCCTGCCCTGGTGCCGGATCGCACGTGATGCGCCCACGCCAGGGATAGGCCGGCTGCGAGGCTGCACCTGTCCATGGATCGTGCAGCGCATTGCCAGCCGGAATATCCATCATCAGAAAGGGATACAGCGTGATTTTGAGGCCGCGGATTTTGAGTTCAGCGATCAGATCACGGACGCTTTGATCGGATGGTGTGCCGCCAAAGGCCGGACGACCGTTCACATTGGACACAAGATGCGCCGTGGCGCGGTCCAATCCGGCGGCCGACCACGTTCCGCCGTAAGTCTGCTTCTGGCGATTGTCGACCCCGGGCATCACCCGGCATTGGTCGCAACGGAGATCGGTGCCGAACCACGCCACGACGATCGCAACGCGTTCGACGTTCGGAGCGACAGACTGCAATTCATCGAGCGAGGCGATGACGTTTGATGGCGCATATGTAATATGTCTGTTCTCAGGCGCCGATTGGCCTGGGCCGAGCTTCTGCACCACTGTTTCTGGTGCGTAACCGAACTCAGTCGCGCCGGGAATGAGTGTGACGGCGCGCACCATTTGTTCAAGCCGGCCTACCGGGCGCACGATCTCGAACGACATTTGCGGAATGCGGTTGCCGAAATTCGCCAGCGGAAGCCGTTCGAACACGACATAGGCGAGGCCTCGGTAGGCCGGCGCATCGCCTTCCTTGGCGACGATCAACGGATCCGGAGTCTGCATTTCGTCGCCGGCATATATGCGTATCGTGATACCGGACAGGTCGAGCGGCTTGCCGTCCGCCCACACGCGCAACACTGTGCCGATCGGGCCTTCGCAGAGGCCAACGGCAAGATTCGCAAAGTACGAATAAGTGGTCGTGTTGGTTGTGACGGCCGATCCACCGCCCATACCCTTGCCGCCACCACTCCCTGTAGTCTGCGACGTGGTGGCTATTAGCTCTTCGAGGTTCGTCGCCCATATTACTTGCCCCGAAAGTCGCGCGCGCCCGTAGACGCGTGGTATCGGCGCACCTTCCGTCGAGGCCATCACCTCGAGGTCTGCGAGGCGCGGCCCTTCCTGTGAAATTTCGCGCCGACTCGCGAACAGCGCGCGATCGATGGCATTGCCGGCAAGCGCACCGACCAGACGGCCGGCGATTGCGCCCGCCGGGCCAAAAACTGTATTGCCGGCGGCAGCGCCGGCGGCTGAAAGAACGAGGGCAGCCATTACCTGATAACTCCGGGAAATTTGAATGCGTAAGCCAGGCGCCTTCGCCACCACGGCGCGATGGCGACCTCCGCAACGGCCGCCCCATCGTGCGCATGCACCATCAGATCGGACGTTGTGACGATGGCCGCGTGTTTGGCGGGCAGATTCGCGCGCCAGCGGAATAACAACACGTCACCGGGGGCGATGTCGGCTAAGGGAGTCGCGATCAGGTGACGTGTCGCCGCCTCCGCCAACGACTCATTCCCCGTCGCCTCGGCCCAATCGGGCGCGTAAGGCGGTGCACGCTCGGGCTCGTCCCCGATAACAGCGCGCCAGATACCGCGCACCAGCCCGAGACAATCGCAACCGACCCCTTTGAGCGAGGCCTGATGCCGGTAGGGCGTGCCGATCCAGCGTCGCGTTTCCGCAACAATATCCTGCCGAAGAACTGACATGGCTCAGCCCTGCCGGCTCTTGCCGTCGTTGCCTGGATGGCCCTGGACGGGATAGCTGATGATGAAGTCGTTGCCGGGAATATGCGGAAAGCCGCGGAAGTTGACGATGTTGTTGAAACGGTCGTGGCACGTCTGGAATTGCTTGTCGCAGCCCGCGGTGACGGTGAAGTTATCGCCGGCCGCAACAGGTTCCGGCATCGCCTGCCAGAGTTCGAAGATGACGAGGCTATTCTTGCGATGCACTTTAACCTCAACGCTCAGACCGGCATTGGCACCGCTTGTGAATGTGAGTTTCCCGCCTGTGAACCAACCGTCGTCGAAACCGTCGAGACCGCTTGCCCTGAAAGCCGATGCTGCGTTGAGCGCGGCCACCACACCGCTGCTGTGAAAGCCGGCAGCCGTGACATCAAACTTGCAGCGGGCATCGCCAAGATCGGCCGAGCAGGTCACGGTATAGAGCCGCCCGCTGTCCTGGGACAGCTGCTCGCTGAGCCCGCGCATTTCGGCCGTGAATGCTGCTCCCTCGCGGCTGACCTCGCCGAGAGTGCCCTTCGCCAGAAGCACGCTCAGATCGGGCTTCGTCCAATCGGTGAGCCACAACTCGACGACCGCCGCATCGTAGCGGCCGGCGGCAAGATCGGCCTCGTTAAGTGTATCGTCGGCAAGCGCGCCGGAAATCTCGGAACTGTCGACAGCAAGGCCGAGCTTTTGCATCGCTTCGCTGCCCGACAACCCACTGCCGGCGCGACAAGCCACTGCGCCGAGCGCGACATCCTCATCATGGTCAGTGAAGCCTTGAATTAGGCCGTCAGAGCGCTCGATGATCCAGCAGCGGCACAAAGTCGTGACGCCGGAGTCGAGCTTGGCCTGAAGCGCAGGAGGAATCACTCTCATGGCCGAATCTCCACGAGTGGAATTTTGGGGATAGCGCCGGCCGCAAAAGCGGAGAGATCCATCTCGAGATAGTCGGTGTCGAAGCGCACCGGCACATCAAACAGGAAGCCAGCTGTAATGGCCGCGCCGCTCGCCGGAATGTGGCCGGGGAGGAAATTGATCACCCCTGTCGCTGGATCGACGATGAACCCGACCCCCTCTTCCAGCTCATTTTCCGCCACAGCAATACGCACGCTGTCGGGAACGGGCTTCACAATCGGCCGGCGGTACGGTGCATAAAGCGCACCATAGATCTTGCCGAGCTGGAGCGTCTCGGTGACGCCGTCTCCTGTGCCGATGACCTGGTCGGTCGGTGCAATCGCATGCCCCGGAGCGGCTGAGGAATGGTCAAGCCGGTCGCGCCAGCGAAAACCGTAAAGCCGCCCTCGCCGCTCCTCGAAAAAGGCCAGTACCTGCGACAGCGCTTCGAAAGTCTTCACGCCATAACCCGCATCGTAGCGTCTGCGGGAATGCGTCCATCGCGCGTTGCGTTCTTCGGCGCCGGAGCCGAGCAAAACTACATCCGTGCGACGTTGCGGCCCGCCGGCACTTTTCAAGGAGATGTCGAGCGGAAACAAAACTTCGTGGAAGGCTGTCATTGCTCAAAACCCACGCTGCCCGCGTGCCACCGCGCGGGCGATTTGGCCCGTGACGTAGGCTTCCGAGCGTCGAAAACTTTGTGCATCGGCGGCCGCGATGTGGACCGTGACATTTGTCCGCTGCCCCGCGCCGCTCATGGCAACGCCTAGCCGTCCATCGGAACCTCGTGTCAGGGGGACGATTGCTTCGGGTCCCGCTTCACCGGCGAGCCCAAGGCCTCCCTGCGAGAGTGGAAAATAGGTCGGCGCACCGATTACCCCGCCCGTTGCGAAGGGAATAGCCCGCCTGCTTTCGGATGAGTCACCGCCGGCAAACAGACCGTCGAAGAGCTTGCTCAGGCCCCCTGCCATGCCCTTGGCAACAGGGTTAACTGCTTGCATGACGGCCATGCCGGACAGCCGCAAGGCAAGTTGCTTGAGCACATCGTCGAACTGTTTGCCGCCGGCCGCTGCATCCGTGAAAGCCTTGCTGATAGCTCTGGCGAATACCGTCGTGGTGACGCCCAACATCCTGGTGCTGTCGCGAACCTTGTCGACTGTCTCAGGCAGAAAACCAGGTAAAGAATTGTCGGTGGAATCGAAGTTATCGATCATCAGGATATCTCTTCATCAATTTTGAAAGTGCACTTCTATCGAGCGGTGCGCCGCGGCCGGTGACCGCCTCAATGGCGTAGGCGAGTTCGCGTGGTGTCATGCGCCAGAACTGTTCGGGAGAGAGCCGCAGCACACCGAGGCCAAAGCCGATCGCCTGCTTCCAGGGAAACGGCGTCATCCGCTCGCCTCGCCGAAAGTGGCGGCAATCAGCGCCGCTGCGACGCGGACATAGCCTTGTGCGCCGCCGTCGATCGCCATGGCGGCAACCTCGTCGTCGCTCACGCCCTCTCCGGCCCCGCGCAGGCCCGCGCCGATGATGCGCGTGAGATCGCGCGCTTTCATGCGGCCGGCGCCGAAACGTTCGGTCAGCGCTACCAGGTCGTCGGCGCCGAATGCATCTTCGAGTTCGGCCAGTGCGCCGAGCGTGAGCACCAGACGGCGCCGCGCGCCGCCGATTTCGGCCTCGATCTCACCACGGTGACGATTGGCCATGCTACGCCTCCGTAAAGGTCAGCTCGCCGGCAGATTCGAGCGACATGTCATAGGTCACTTCGCCATTGTGCTCGCCGGCGATTTCCAGGCTCGTGATCTGGAAAGGACCCTGCACCGTTCCGAAGTCCGGGATAACAATCTGATGGCTGACAACGCTGCCGTCGAAAAACGCCTGCCGCATCAGCGCATCGCTGGTAGAGTCCTTGAACAGGCCGCGGCCCGACACCGATGCGCGTTTGATGCCAGCTCCGTCGAGCAGTTCGCGCCAGCGGTTGGCGCTTTCGGCGTGCGTGATATCGACCGTTTCAGCGTTAAATGCGAGGCGGCGCGTGCGCAGGCCGGCGACCGTTGTGTATCCACCGCCGCCCGCGATCTTCACGAGCAGGTCCTTGCCTTTTTGAGCAGTCATTTATGTTGTCCTTTTTCAGTTAATTCTATGCCGGGCAGCGAACGTGGACCGCTCGCACTCGATCAAATGACTTTTGTTGTTGAGATGGCGCGTCACCCGCGCGGCAATTTCAGTTCGCGGCGGCGAACACCCGGCGTGTGGCGCCTCGATAGTTTCCGATAAAACAGACGCGACTGGCACAAAGTGGCCGCTGCGCTCGATGCTGTCCGCCTCTAAAAGCGGACACGCTGCGCCGAACGGAGTGGTTCAGCCGCTGCGTTTCAGTTCGCAACCTGTGGACTTATGGCTGTGTGACCAAATTACGGGCTGTCGGACCGATAGCCCGATCACCATGTCACTGAGGAATAGGCAACGGTGGCAGGGGATGCGGCTCCGAGCGTGGCACAGGCGCAGACGATAGCTGTGCTGCGGGCTCCGCCGGCGTGCGTGGCAGAATGGGAGCCGCTCGCAATTGAGGCGGGGCTGCGGTCTTCGGCCTGATGGTCTGCTCGCGCGTCTGCAGTTTTGCGATATTTTGGGCCATCTGTTCTTGCTTCGCAGCAAGCTGCTGTTGCTTGGCAACGAGCTGCTCAAGTTGTTGTTGCGCGGCGGCAAGTTGCTCCTGCTTGGCGGTAAGCTGCTCTACCCCGCGCCGCACGAGGGCGAGATCCTGCACCATCGCGTCAAGCTGCTTCGCCAATTCAGGAGGTGTTGCAGGCGCACCGGGCGCTGATGCGGATTGCGTAACAGGTCCCGATTGCGGAAGCGCCGCGCCTGGAGCGGATGCCTGAGCGGGCGGCGCGGAACTCCGCTGACCGGCCGCGACGTCAGCCTCGTTGGGCGACGTCATGGTCCAGACGCCGTGAGACTGCCAGGCGAATATACCCCCGACACCGATCAGAGCCACTATGAACAGGCCAGCAAGAACGAAGACGATCTGCCGGCC